AAGGATGACTCTAGGCTCGAAGTTTTCCACCGTTTATCTGTCCTACGCCGATGTATTGGCATGTTCCAAGAGGCGGTTGGGCACGGAAAACTTCAGTTCGTCGATGTTCGCAGTATCTGTGACTCCGGCCGTGATGTGATGGATAGCGCTGAAAAGCGTACCCACCATTTCAAGGTCACAAGCCACGTCGTAAAACGGGTTACCACCCGGGGCGCTCTTAGCGAGCGTCCAAACTTCGGGCTTCGTCCAGATAACGTCGTCGACATCCACTTTTTGGGCATAAGAGGCAAGTTTAACAGAGACATTGGTTTGACCAATGCCTTCGTTAGCCTTGGGGTTTTTGTATACCCCTACCCGCATAGTTAGTGGGTACTCCATGTCGCCAGCCATAAGTTGATAAATCGACTCACGGCTTACCCCATCGTCGAGCACCTTGGTATCTACCAGGGAGAACGCCGAAACATCAAGCGCGTCAATTGATACGCTGATAGGGGTTGTAAAAGTGGTATTGAGTGATGCAGTTGTAACAGTCATGATAATTTTAGCCTTTCGCTAAGGTTATTTTGGCTCCACACTGTAAGCTCACAAGCTTAGGACCTCAAGTGTAGATCTGTTGTGGTGTTTGGCACGGTTAGGCAAAAAGCCCCCATGCTAGAGCACCATATGTCGCCAAATCTGACGGCATATTAAGAACATAATAATCCGTTAAAATCCTGCTCGGGCCTATCGTTGGTGTTGTCTTAAAGACGAACCGATTATAGGAACGATACTGCAGGTCGGACTCTAACAGATCACCCCAGTTAAGACCGTATGGCTTATTTTCTTCAGCCAGGGTCCAACTCACCGTGTACGACGCTACGCTGTGATCAACACTGTAAACAGCATTGTTTAAAAACATAGCATCGAATACCTCTAAAGCCGCGCCAACATTGAGAATGTTGTCGAAGACAAAAGAGAACGGAAGGGTTGCCCATAAATAAGACAACCGGGGTAACATACCAAGAGCATCCAGCGGCAAGAGTTTATACAGCATCGAATCGGACAGAAAATGCCCGTAGATGGTGCAATTAGCCTCTATACCGCAATCAAACGGAGCGGTTAGGTCAGTAGGGATAGACATCTGTACCGGAGAAGCCTTTAAAGGCTGCCGGACGAAGTTACCCTGCCCAAACCACCGCTGCTTGAAGTGCGCTGCCCCAGCCCTGACGGTTTTAATGTCGGAGGCTGTGGGTGAAAGCGCGTAGGAGTAAGTAAGTCTAGCATCTGCAAGGAGATCAAGCGCGTTCCGGATAAGATTTCCCGGGGACCTTTTCAGGTTCTTCGCGTCATTGAACAGCTTTACGGCGTCGACCAGTCCGAAGAGGGATGTTAAGCCC